CGGCTATTCCCCGCTGGAGGGTGGTGCGGCGCTTTAGCCCATGGCATGGTCTTGCGCATGAATTACGAGCTCGCCCTGGTGCCGGGGCGCACATGCGGCGACTGCACCGTCTGCTGCCGCGTCCAGACCATCGACAAGCCGGACGCGCAGAAGCATGCCGGCATGACCTGCCGCCACTGCCTGGACGGCGGCTGCGCCATCTATGAGACGCGCTATGAGGTCTGCCGCAGCTTCCATTGCGGCTGGCGGCAGATGCCGGGGCTGGACGAAAGCTGGCGGCCCGACCGCTCGGGCGTCTTCATCGAGTTCCAGGTGCTGGACCGCGATGCGGGCTACAGCCTGATGCTGGTGGGCAATCCCCTGAAGACGGTGCGCCAGCAACAGGTGATCGACTTCGTCGCCGGCAATGTGATCCGCAATGTGCCGGTGTGGATGACCCTGCCGGGGCCCGTGGGCCATCAGGGCGCGCAGAGCCTGCTCAACACCAGGCCGATGCGCGAGGCCGCCGCCGCCTCGCGGGCCAAGGTGAAGGAATTGCTGGAAGTGGCGCTGCGCCGGTTGCAGGCCTATCCTTTTCAGCCCTATGTCATGCGCAACAGCGGCAATGATGTCGGCGCCGCCGCCGATGCCTGAGGCCGCGGGGCGTTCCTGCGGCGGCTGCACGGTCTGCTGCATCGTGCCGGGCATCGACACGCGTGAGATTCAGAAGATCACCGGCGCGGTCTGCCGCCATCTGGGCGATGGCGGCTGCATCATCTATGAAACGCGGCCGCGCGCCTGCCGCGACTTCTATTGCGCCTGGATCGAAGGCCGGATGGACGAGGGCTGGCGGCCCGACCTTTGCGGCGTGCTGGCGCAGGCGATCGTGCTGGACGGGCGGCCGGGCATGAGCCTGATGCTGATCGCCGATGCGGTGAGGACGGTGCGGCAGGACTGGTTCATCGCCTATGTGCGGGACGCGGTGCGCGCCGGAATGCCGCTGGTGCTGGCGCTGCCGGGGCCGCAGGGCACCCGTTCCGCCAAGCTCAGGCTGGACACGCCGGAGATGGCGCGCGCGGCCGCGGGCACGCCGGAGCAGGTGCGCCAATTGCTGCGCAAGGCGGTGAAGACATTGGCGGGCGCGGGGTTCGAGCCGCTGCCGCTTCTGAACATGGGCAATGATGTGAGCCTCAGATGAGTATCGCCGACTATGTCCGGCCTTCGCCGGAGAAGAAGCTTCCAGCCGCCCTTGTGGCGGCTTTTTTGTTGCAGACGGCGGGGGCGCTGTTCTGGGCGGGCAGCGCCGCCGAGCGCATCGCCACCCTGGAGCGCACCGTCGCAGCCGACCGCACGCAGGTGGCGCAGGTGGCAGTGGTGGCCGAGCAGGTGCGCGCCATCAAGGACAGCGTCGAGCGCATCGAGCGCAAGATCGACGGGCCCCGGTAGGATCATCATGTCAGTGCAAGTCACTTACGCGCGCCGTCCCCTGGCGCGGCGGAATAATTTTGCCGGTTTGACGGCGCTGGGTCCCGACCAGTTCGAGGGCTATGCCTCGCTCTTCGGCGTTGCCGACGGGGCGGGCGATCGCGTCGCCCCCGGCGCCTTCGCCGTTTCCTTGCGGCGGCGGGGGGCGGGCCAGGTGCGGATGCTCTATCAGCATTTCCCGCATGCCCCCATCGGGGTGTGGGAAGAGATCGCCGAGGACCGGCGCGGCCTTTATGTGCGTGGGCGGCTTTCGACCGATGTCGAGCAGGCGCGCGATGTGCGCGCGCTTCTAGCCGATGGGGCGCTCAACGGCCTTTCCATCGGCTTCCGCACCGTGCGGGCGCGGCGCGAGGCGGGCGGGCGGCTGCTGCAGGAAGTGGAGCTGTGGGAAATCTCGGTCGTGACCTTCCCGCTGCTGGCGGGCTCGACGGTCACGGCCATCGGCGCGCGGGACGGGCTGGCGCGCGCCCTGCGCGACGCCGCCCAGGCGATGCGCGCCGCAACATGACATCAACCAAAGGAGACTGACGATGGAACTGGAATCCAAGGCTTTCGGCATGGAGCCGCAGGGCCTGGAAGTGAAGAAGGCGTTCGAGGACTTCCTCGCCGGCTTCGAGGCTTTCAAGGAGAGCAATGACGAGCGGCTGGCCTCGCTGGAGAAGCGTTCGGCCGATGTGGTGCTGGACGAGAAGGTGGACCGCATCAACAAGGCGCTGGAGACCCAGCAGCGCCATATCGAGCAATTGCTGCTGGAATCCGCGCGCCCGGCCCTGGGCGGGGAGCGCAAATCCGCCGATCCGCGCGGCCTGGAGAGGAAACAGGCCTTCGACCGCTATGTGCGCCGCGGCGATGCGGGCGGGCTGGACGCGCTGGAGCTCAAGGCGATGAGCGCGGGCAGCGACGCCGATGGCGGCTATACCGTGCCGCTCGAAATCGAGCGCACCATCGACCGGGTGCTGGCCAAAGCCTCGCCCATCCGCGCCATCGCCACGGTGCGCCAGATCGGCGGCGGCACCTATCGCAAACCCATCGCCACGGCGGGCGCGGCTTCGGGCTGGGTAGGCGAGACCGGCGCCATCAGCCAGACCAACACGCCCACCCTGGCGGCGCTGGATTTCCCGGCGATGGAGCTTTACGCCATGCCTGCCGCCACCCAGTTCCTGCTGGATGACAGCCAGGTGGATATCGAGCAATGGCTGGCCGACGAGGTGCAGACCGTCTTCGCCGAGCAGGAAGGCGCGGCCTTCGTGAATGGCGACGGCTCGAACAAGCCCAAGGGCTTCCTGGCCTACACCAAGGCGGCGGACGGCAATTGGAGCTGGGGCAATGTCGGCTATGTGCTGTCGGGCGCGGACGGCGCCTTCCGGGATGACGAGGAGGCGCCTGCCGACGCGCTGCTCGACCTGGCCTATGCGCCCCGCCAGGCCTATCGCGCCAATGCGCGCTGGGTGATGAACCGCAAGACCGAAAGCGCCATCCGCAAGTTCAAGGATGCCAGCGGCAATTACATCTGGCAGCCGGGCGCGGCGGCGGGCGAAGCCGCGAGCATCTTCGGCTATCCGGTGACGGAGGTGGAGGACATGCCCGACATCGCTTCGGCCAGCCACGCCATCGCCTTCGGCGATTTCGCCCGCGGCTATCTGGTGGTGGACCGGATCGGCGTCAGGGTGCTGCGCGATCCCTACAGCGCCAAGCCCTATGTGCTGTTCTACACCACCAAGCGCGTGGGCGGCGGCATCCAGAACTTCGAGGCCATCAAGCTCATGAAGTTCTCTGCGTCCTGAGGACGCGGAAAGCTTCTGTTTCCCCCTCCGGCCCACGCACGCCCGAGGGCGTGCTACGGCCACCTCCCCCGATGCAAGCGCGCTTACGCGCGTGCCGGGGGAGGTGGCCTGAGCGGGGTTGCAACAGGTCACGGCCGCGCCGTGGCTTCCTCTTGTGAGAATATCATGTCCCTGCAATTGACCTTCCCGCCCGCGCAAGAGCCGGTGAGCCTGGCCGAAGCGAAAGCCTGGCTGCGCGTCGAAAGCGGCGATGACGAGGATGCGCTGATCGCCGCCCTGATCCCTGCCGCGCGCGCCCGCGCCGAATGGCACACCGGGCGCGCCTTCGTCACCCAGGGCTGGACGCTGTGGCTGGACGGCTTCCAAGGCTGCATCGAGCTGCCGCTGCCGCCGCTGCAGGCCGTCACGGCCGTCACGCTCCATGCGCCGGACGGCGCGGCCACCCCGCTCGATACCGGCGATTATGCCGTGTCGGGCCAGCATCTGCTGCTGACGCCGCCGCCTTTTGCCTTGCGCGCCCGCGACGGCATCGCCATCGCCTTCACCGCCGGCTATGGCGACGCCGCAGACGTTCCGGCGCCCATCTGCCAGGCGATCCTACAGATCGTCGCCTCGCTCTACGAACATCGCGGCGGCGACGCCGCGCCGACGCCGGACGGCGCCCTGGCGCTGCTCGCCCCCTATCGCACCCTGAAGCTTTGAGGAGAATGAGATGACCGCCCAACGCGGCAGAGACCTGCTGCTCAAGATCGGCGACGGTGCCACGCCCGAAGCCTTCACCAGCGTGGCGGGCCTGCGCGCCACCACGCTCGCCTTCAACAGCGGCCTGGTGGACGTCACCAATGCGGATTCGGCGGGCCAGTGGCGCGAGCTGCTGGCGGACGGCGTCAAGAGCGCCTCCATCTCCGGCTCCGGCGTCTTCAAGGACGCGGCCTCGGACGCCGCCCTGCGCGCGGCCTTCTTCAACGGCACGGCGCCCAACTGGCGGGTGGTGATCCCCAGCTTCGGCGTGGTGCAGGGGCCGTTCAAGATCACCGCCCTGCAATATGAAGGCCCGCATGACGGCGAACTGAAGATGTCGCTCTCGCTGGCCTCGGCGGGCGCGCTGACCTTCGAGGCGGCGTGATGGTCAACCGGGTTCGCGGCGAAGCCCTGCTGGAAGCGGGCGGGCGGCAATACCGGCTGCTGCTGACGCTGGGCGCCCTGGCCGAGATCGAGGACGGACTGGGGCTGGACGATCTCTCGCAGGTCGCGGCGCGCCTCGCGCACACACGCGCGGCGGACCTGGCCATCGTGGCGGCGGCGCTCTTGCGCGGCGGCGGCCATGAGATGTGCCCGGCCGAAGTGCTGCGCCTGCCCTGCGACCTGGGCGCGCTGGTCCAGGCCGTGACCGAGGCCTTCGCGCGCGCGGGCCTTTCTGCCGAAGCCGGGGAGGCGAAGGGCGGCGGCCCTTTTCCTGGCAGCGGCTCATCGGCCTCGGCCTCGGGCTGATGCGGCTGTCGCCGCGCGACTTCTGGGCGCTGTCGCTCCCGGAATGGCGGGCGCTGTGCGCGGCGTGCTTTCCCGGAAGCCCAGCGCCGATGACGCGCGGCGATCTCGACACGCTTCTTTCCCTTTACCCGGACACACGTCATGGCTGATTTCGATGATTCTCTGCGGGGCGCGGCGCAGAGCCTGTCCGACTTCGCCGCCGGCCCGGTGGCGAACGCCGCCGCCAGCATCGAGCGAACGGTGGAGCGCAGCTTCGGCGCGGTCGCCAACACCATCGCGCGCGCGGCGGCCTCGGGGCGCGGCTCCATCGGCCAGCTCACCAGCGCCATCCTGGCCGATTTCGAGCGCATCGCCGCCAGCCAGTTCATCGTCCGGCCGGTGAGCAACCTGGTCTCGTCGGTGATCGGATCGCTCCTGCCCATCGCGGGCGCGCGCGCCACGGGCGGGCCGGTGATGGGCGGGGAGACCTATCTGGTGGGCGAGCGCGGCCCCGAACTCTTCACGCCCGCGGGCAATGGCAGCATCGCGCCGGGCGCGGCGCCCGCCGCCGCCCGGCCGCAGGTGGTGGTGAACATCAAGACCGAGGATGCGCAGAGCTTCCTGCGCTCCAAGAGCCAGGTGGCGGCGATGCTGGCGCGGGCGGTCAGCCAGGGGCAGCGCAATCTATGAACTTCCACGACGTCTCCTTTCCGCTGGCCATTGCCTTTCATTCCACCGGCGGGCCCGCGCGGCGCACCGAGATCGTCACCCTGGGCTCCGGCCATGAGGAGCGCAACGCGGTCTGGGCGGGCTCGCGGCGGCGCTATGACGTGGGCTCGGGTGTGCGCACCCTGGACGATCTTGCGCTGCTGATCGCTTTTTTCGAGGCGCGGCGCGGGCGGCTTTACGGTTTCCGCTTCCAGGATTTCGCCGACTGCAAATCCTG